TACCGGACGGCTACATCGAGTCGCTCAGAGATATCTATCCAGAGCAGTTGCTGACAGCTTACCTGGACGGGCAATTCGTCAATCTAACCCAGGGAACAGTCTATAGCGGGTATTCTCGCAGCAGATGCAACACGACCGAAACCATCCAAGATGGCGAGCCGTTATTTATCGGCTGCGACTTTAACGTCACTCAGCAATGCGCGGTGGTCTATGTACGCCGGGGAGAAGAGTGGCATGCAGTAGATGAGATGCTGGATATGTACGACACGCCAGACATGATTAGAATCATCTCTGAGCGATACAAAGACCACCGAGTAACCATCTATCCAGATGCTTCGGGAAGAGCCAGAAAGACAGTTAATGCCAGCACGTCCGACATCGCGCTGATAGAGCAAGCAGGATTCACCGTCAGAGCGAAGAAGTCTAACCCGGCCATTAAAGACCGGGTAATGGCTACGAACGCAGCATTCGAAAATGGTCTGCTATACATAAATGCGTTAAAATGCACAGGAGTGGCAGAATCGTTCGAGCAACTTGCATACGATAAGAACGGAATGCCCGACAAGAATTCAGGACTAGACCATGCCATCGATGCGGCAACGTATCCGATCGCGTTTGAAATGCCAATCGTGAAGCCAATGGCTCACATACCAATAAATTTCAGCGTATAGGTGAAATATGCCAGTTTCAGAGACCCATACTGATTACGATAAGAATTTAGATAAGTGGGAGCTGACTCGCAACGCTGCCACAGGGCTTAGTTTCGAAGAGGCCCGAAACTATATTCCGCGTCGTACTCACGAAGAGCAAGACCAATATTATCAGCGAGTCGAGAAGGCGATATATACAAACTACACAGGGCGAACCAGGGAGGGGCTGAAAGGCGCGATATTCCGTCTGCCGCCTCGCATCGAGCTGCCGCCGGATATGGAATTCATGCTGGATAATGCGGATGGAGCTGGGCAGTCGCTCACGCAGGTGGCTAAACTCGCAGCAGATGAACTCATGGAGACCGGGCGATTCGGGCTGCTTGCTGATTATCCGATGGTAGACGAAGAACTCACGGTTGAGCAGGTTCGCCGGATGGGGCTACAGCCGCACATCGCAACTTACACTGCCGAATCGATTATCAACTGGCACGTTCACGTTCTAAACGGACGCCGCCAGCTCGGAATGCTGGTGCTGAAAGAGAACTCGCCAGTTCATTATGACGAGTTCACCTGGGACTATGTAGACCGCTACAGGGTTCTCAGGCTCAACACCGATCAGCAGTATACACAGCAGCTTTACGACGAGAACGGAGACCCGATCACCGAAGAGATCGTGATTCGTGGCGCAAGCGGCCAGCCGTTCGGTTATATCCCGTTCCAGTTCATTGGTAGTCGGGACAATCTACCAACTATCGACGAGCCGATTCTTTATGATATCGCCAGGGTAAATATCGGACATTTCCGAAACTCAGCGGATCAAGAGAATAATTTATCAGTTCATGGCGGCGGTACTCTGGTCGTCTCTACCGATATGAGTCCAGAAGCATTCCAGGCAGCTAATCCTGGGGGAGTGACAGTCGGCGAGAACTCTGGATTGATACTCTCAGAGGGCGGCAAAGCCGAACTGCTACAGCTTGATGCTGCTAATGCTATCGGCGCGGAGATGACTCATAAAGAACAGATGATGGTTCAGATCGGCGCTAAGATCATCACGAAGACCGGGCAGAGAACAGCGGAAGAGGCTCGAATCCAGGCGACATCCGAGAACTCGATGCTCGATACAATGGTCGGCAACATCAATGAAGCATTCACAAAAGTTCTTTATGACTGCCGGGCTTTTATATCGGCTACAGATGCCGAGATAGTGTTTTCTCTGAATGATGATTTTTGGCAGGACAGTATCGCCGCCACAGAGATCATAGCGATGATCCAGGGTAATGATGCTGGCGTGATGCCTAAGATCGATATCGTTCGCCGTCTGATGGATGCCGGATGGATTCAATCCGAGGGAACGGCAGAAGACATTCTTTCTGATATTACTCAAGAGTCGCCTATCTAAATGAGCGCAAACGACTTTCTGCTGGATGCTGGGATCAAGCACCAGATATACGTTCAACGCTATGCGGGCGGGCAGGTGAAGGATTTGGTTAAGTATCTCGATGATGCCCAGGCCGAGATTCTTCGCCAGCTCAAGACCGTAAAAAGCCTGGCAGAAAGTCGAACGCTCAATCGCAAGCTAAACCGAATCGTTCAGTTGCAGCAGGAAGGACTAGCGAAACTCAGTGCAGAGCTAACAGCTAAGACGATGGACTTCGCCGAGTATGAAGCAGACTTCGCAGTCAGAACAATGAACGCAGCTTCGACGTCGGCAGTAACACTTCCAGCGTCTGAACAACTTAGAGCACTGGTTACTCAGAGACCTATGCAGCTTGCCGTCAGCGGTAAAGCGGGCAGCACAGTGCAGAATCTAACACTTGACCAAGCGGCAAGACAATTCGCCAGAGATAAAGCCGGGGAGATACGTCGGGTTATCCAAGCTGGAGTAGTCGAAGGCTCGACCGTTCAATCTTTGACGAGAGATATTGTTAGTGTTACCAATCGAAACAAACGGCAAGCCGAGACACTGGTTCGCACTAGCGTTAATCATATTTCATCGGAAGCTCGATCGGCAGTAAACCGGGCGAATGACGATATTCTGAAGGGCGAAGAATGGGTGTCGGTTCTGGATGGTCGAACGACAATCGGCTGCGCGACTCTTGACGGCAAGATACTCGGATTCGATGAACCGCCATTTACTCCGCGCCACTGGAACTGTCGCAGTGTTCGCGTTCCGGCATTAGATGATCGATTCCAAGAGGGCGGGCTTGAAGGAACCAGGGCTAGTATGGATGGGCCAGTATCGGCAAAGCGAACATATAGCGGATGGCTAAAAGATCAGCCAGCGGAGTTTCAAGACCAAGTGCTCGGCACTGAGCGCGGCAAGCTATTCCGCTCCGGTAAGATCAAGCTAGACCAGTTCGTCGATCAGAACTATAACCCGGTATCACTAGAGCAACTCAAAGTGCTGGATGCCGCGCAATAGGTAACGAGTAGCGAGATTCGCTAATATCTAGCAAATATGTTCACTATTGGCGAATAGTGCTATAATCCACGGAACGCTGCGGGGCAGCATAAAAATGTACGGGGTACAGCATGAATTTACAATACGCAGTCGATGATCTCGCCGATCTCGACGAGGCAGTTCAATCTTTATACGAACAGGACGGTGATCGCTATATCTTGAAAGTCGAAGGAATCCCAGAACCAGAGGATACCAGCGGACTCAAAACCAAAGTTCAGCAGTTAATGGACGAGGCGAAAGATGCGAAGCGACGCGCCAAAGAATTAGAGTCGCAGAAACAGCAGCAAGAAATGGACACCGCTCAAGAAAAGGGCGAGTTCAAGAATCTCTGGGAACAGGCTCAAGCGAAGCTAGCAGAGAAAGACGCAGAGCTGCAAGAGTTCACGACAAAGATACAACAGAAAGACATTAACATCGCCGCTCGCGGTATTGGCTCGCAACTAGCGAAGTCAGACGCCAAACGAGCGGAAGTATTAGCCGACTATGCAAGCAAGTATGCTCGGCACGACGGTGAGAAGGTTCAATTTCTGGTCGGTGGAATAAAAGTAGACCCATCGGCTCTAATGGATCATCTCTCGAAGGAATATCCGTTTTTGGTTGACGGCTCATCGGCCACCGGGGGTGGTGCGACGAGTTCTGCAAGTAGCGGGGCTACGAAATCACTTAATCGAGCCGACTTTGATAAGATGGCGGCATCCAAGAAGATGCAGTTCGTCAAAGACGGCGGCATCATTTCAGACTAAGACTAAATAGGTAAATAAATCATGGCTAACACTTTAACAAATCTAACTCCAGACCTATACGAGGCGCTTGATACCGTTTCGCGTGAACTGGTCGGTATGATACCTGCGGTAACACTCGATGCGAATGCAGAACGTGCAGCTAAAGGTCAAACAATCCGCAGCGCAGTAGCTCCTAGCTCATCTGCTGCTGATATCACTCCAGCTCAGAAAGCGCCCGACACTGGCGATCAAGTCATCACCAATAAAACTTTGAGCATTTCAAAGTCTCGCGGTGTGGCTATTCGCTACAATGGCGAAGAGCAGCGCGGTCTAAATACTGGCCCTGGATACAACAGCATTCTTCAGAATCAATTCGCCCAGGCGATGCGTACTCTGACGAATGAAGTTGAATCTGATCTCACAGCTCTATATTCATCTGCTTCTAACGCATACGGAACTCCTGGCACTACGCCTTTCGGTACTGCTGGTGATTTCAGCGATGCGTCTTTCGCTCTCAAGCTGCTGAAAGATAATGGTTCGCCATTAACCAGCAATCAGCTAGTTGTAAGCTCCGCTGCTGGCGCTTCTATGCTCGGTCTGCAAAGCAGAATAGATGTGCAAGGCAACGACTCTATGCTACGTCAGGGCGTTATGCTTTCGACTGCTGGTATGGACATCCGCGAGTCTGCGCAAATCAATGCTCACACTAAAGGCACTGGCGCGAACTACGTCACAGACGGCGCTGCATCTGAGGGCGATACTGTTATCTCTCTGAAGACTGGTACTGGCACTATCTTGGCGGGTGATACAATCACTTTCGCTGGTGACGCGAACAAGTACGTCGTAACAACAGC